CTGCGTCAGATGGCTGATGCTTTGCGTACACAAGACCCTGACATGGCATTGCAGTTGTCTCAACGTGCTGCTGCTATGGACTTAGAAGCTTCTAAACTTCAGACAGAACAGGCTCGTCAGGAAAGTCTACAGGCTCAAGCTGCTAAAGCTACGGCTGAAGAAGGTAGAATTCTTCGTGGTGAAGCTAAGGATGAACAGTTACGTACTGAACTTGCTGCACTTCCAATGGATGCTGACGATAAAGCTGTTGAAGCTGTTGTCCGTAAGTATGGTAAGCCTGATGACATCTTTAAGACATTAGAGCGTAGACAAACAGCAGAAGCTAATCGTACCGCTAAAGCTGAGTTAGAGCGTGAGAAGGCTGAGACTCGTGAGCGTGAGAGACAACGTGACATGGAGTTTAAGCAGCAGATGGCTGCAGCTACTCAAGCCAATAGGTCAGCATTGACAAGTGTTCAGCGTGAGATTGCTCAGACTCGCTTAGATGAATTGAGAGCCAAGCAAGCTGATAAGACAGAGAAGAAAGAAGAAGCTAAGAAAGCTGCTGTCAACCATGCTTCTAAAGTTATTGCTGATGTTCAAGCTGCTCAAGGTTTGGTGACAGGTACAACTACTGGTGTTGTTGGTAAAGGTGTAGCTTTTGTTCCCGGCACTACAGCATATGACTTACAGCAACGTCTGTTAACTCTCAAAGCTAACTTAGGTTTTGATCGTCTGCAACAAATGCGTGATGCTAGTCCTACAGGCGGTGCTCTTGGTCAGGTTGCTGTACAAGAATTGCAGGCCTTACAAGCTACTGTCGGTTCGTTAGAATTAGGACAGTCTAAGGCAGAACTTCAACAGAACTTGAATAAGATTGAGAATCATTATTCTAACTGGATTCGTGCTACACAAGGGCAACAGCCTTTGACCTTAGAACAGTTCTTACAGACTAAACAACCTCAAGCTGCTCCTGCCACTGGCGCTCCCGCTGGCGCTGCTACAGGTGGTTGGTCTATTCGCCCTAGATAAGGATATATAATGGCTACATTCATTGTGACTGCTCCTGACGGTAAGGAGTATGAGATTACAGCCCCTGAAGGAGCGACACAAGAGCAAGTATTGGCCTATGCACAGCAGAACTTCAACAAGCCTGCTGAGCAACCTCAACGTACCCTTGCACAAGAAGCAGGTCGTCAGTTAGGTCTTACAGCTAGAGCAGCCATCACAGGGGCAACAGCAGTTCCTGCTATGTTAGCAGAGCCTGTTGCAGCAGGTGTTAATTTGTTAGCTGGTCGTCAAGTAATGGCTTCTCCAACACAAGGAGTGCAGAATCTGATGACTGCTGCAGGCCTTCCACAGCCTCAAGGCACACTGGAGAGAGCAGTTCAGACAGGTGCATCAGCTATGGCAGGTGTTCCTGCTCAGGCTGCACTGTCAGGCACTTCTGCAGCATTGGCTCCTTTGCGTCAGAACTTGCTACAACAGACTGTAGCAGCAGGCGCTGGTGGTACAGCAGGTCAAGCAGCCGCAGATGTGGTTCAAGAAGCTACTGAGAACCCTCTGATGAGTGCTATCGCAGGTATTGCAGCAGGTGCTGTAGTTGGTGGTACTGCTGCTAAAGGTGCTTCTGCAGCTACCGCACAGCGTCAACCATTAGTAACCTTAGATCAGATTAAGCAACGTGCTCAGAAAGCTTATGCTACTGTTGAAGAGCAAGGTGTGGCTCTGAAGCCTAAGAGTGTCTTGGATAACTTTGATAACATTGAAGCTGCTCTGGTTAAGGATAACTTCAATCCTCAACTTGATTCCCATAAACCTGTAGCTCAGGTGCTCCAACAAGTCAGGGATATGACAGGCACTCAGAGAGTATCTTTCACTAAGCTTGAACAGATGCGCTCTGCTTTGGTAGACCTCAAGACATCTAAAGATGCTGCTACACGTAAGTATGCAGGTCAGGCTGTGTCTGAGTTTGATAATTATATCACTAAGCTCGGTGGTAAGGATGTTATCGCAGGTCAGGGCAACATTGGGACAGCAGTTAAGTCAGTTCAAGAAGCTCGTAAAGATTGGCGTAACCTCTCTCGTGCTACTGTCTTGGAAGATGCTCTGAACATTGCTGAAGCTCGTGCTCTTGATCCTAAGGCTTCCGAAGGTGAATTGATTCGTAGACAGTTAATTAATCTTGCAGCTAATAAAGACAAGATGAGGTTCTTCACTGAGCGTGAAAAGAATGCTATCAAGAGTGTAGCTTCTGGCCCTGTTGCTGATCCTTTGCTGTCCTTAGTGGCACGTTTAAACCCTGAGCGTAGCGCATTGATGCAAGCCAGTACAGTGGCAGGCTCTTTTGCTAACCCTGTAGCTGCTGCCAGTGTTGCAGGTCTAGGCTTTGGGGCAGATAAGCTTCAAGGTGCTTTACGTCAACGAGCAGTTAATAGATTGATGTCTGATATTGCTTCAGGTCAATTACCACAAGTTCCTCCTAACTTAGCATGGCGAGGAATGTTATCAGGCTTACCGACACAACCGCAGGAGTAACAATGCCGGACTTGACACACACTACGACTGAAACTGCTACAGGAATGGCTGCTAAGGCCTCTGCTCCGATCACTGTATCGTTAGCGACTGTAGCAGGTTATCAAGTATCTGAGATTCTTCTCTGGTGTACTTTAATCTATACGGTATTGATGATTGCTCATAAGTTGTACAGTATCTACAAAGATGTAACTGAACAAAAGCCATGATACGTCCTGCCATTACTTCACTATACCTATCAGCAGCCGTGTTAGTAGGGATAGCTATCGAGGAAGGATTCACTTCCAAGGCAGTTATCCCTGTCCCCGGCGATGTGCCTACCATAGGTTTCGGTACGACTAAGGGAGTTAAGAGAGGTGATGTAATTACTCCTGAGAGAGCTTTGGTAAGACTTTTAGATGATGCAAATGAGTTTTCTGAGAGTGTAAAGAGGTGCGCTAATGTCCCGATGTATCAGTATGAGTTTGATGCTTATGTGTCTCTCACTTACAATATTGGAACCGGAGCTTTCTGTAACTCTACACTGGTAAGAAAACTCAAGGCTTATGACTACGAAGGAGCTTGTAAAGAGATTCTGAGGTGGGATAAGTTTAAAGGTCAACCTCTGAAGGGGTTAACACACAGGAGACAGAGGGAATATAAACTCTGTATGGGTCATGTATAAGATCATAGCTGTCATTGTTATTTGGTTACTTTCTATAACTATTACAGGGTGGTTGTCGTATGGAGCAGGAGTAGACAAAGAAGCTACAAAGTTCAGCAAGTACAGACAACAGCAGCAAGCAATAGTGATAGAGCAAGAGGAACAACACAAGAAGCTTGTGGTACAACAGTTAAAGGACAAAGAAGATGCTATTAAAACTCTTAACCAGCGTCATGCTTCTATCGTTAACGGCCTGCGCCAGCGTACAGAAAGACCCAATCCCGTCAGCACCAGTAAAGAAGTTAATAGTGCCCCTGTCTGCACAGGAACAGGAAGCACTGGAGAACAACTTTATCGAGAGGATGCAGAGTTTCTTATCGGGGAAGCTGCCAAAGCAGACATCCTCAGAGAAGCCCTGAAGACTTGCCGTAGACAGTTATTAGAGCAGTAAACAAAGAAGGCCACTAGAGCGATAAACTCTAGTGGCCTTTTGCGTTTATGCTACCGTTTCAGTAGCCTTAACTTTAGGAGCCTTTGGAGGCTTGCCTAAATCACTGATGTACTTGTATCTACGGGTCATACGCTTACGTGCATCATCAGCATCAAACCAGAACTCTTTACCATTCTTAAGCTCTTCCAGTTCCTTGTCGGTCAAGAAGCCTTTATAGCAGGTATCCAGCATCTTGTTAATCTGCTTAGTAGCAAAGTCTGTCTGTCCCTTTACGTTCGGAACAGTACCGATGCTACCATAGTGAGCAGTGTGACACATAAATTCAGCACTGTCAGCGATATAACACTCACTAGCCATACAAGCCAGCATACTAGCAGCACTATAGGCAGAACCAATAACTGTAGCAGTGATCTCACCACGACATCCTTTCATAGTTTCAATGATCTGCCAGATACTGTCTGTACGTCCACCTGAGCTATTGATCAAGAAGTTAATCTGATCATTCTCACTGCAGGTAACTAAGCACTCAATCACATCCCGGTAATCCTTAGGCTGTGTGATGTCATCGTCAATGAACACCAGATGTGTATTTACCTGCTGAGTAATGGTACGGATAAGTCCTGCCTCTTTCTCAGGTGGTCGGAACATAGACATAAAATCCTCCATATCATCAGCCTTACGTTTATTAATCATACACCGTCCTCATAGTTAGTCTTGGCAATAATATAGTTCTTAACCAATGAGCTACGAACAATATCATCAATGTAGAACTCGATACGTACAAACTCTTTCATACGTCCTGCAATGTCAAAGAACTTCAAGATACCACTCTTGTCATCCTTCTTCTTCAGGTCAGTCTGCCTATAGTCACCACAGAAGATAATCTTAGACTTGTCACCAACACGTGTGATGATGGTATCAAGCTCTTCAAACGTCATGTTCTGAACCTCATCCACAACAATGATGCTGTTGGAGAAGGTAGTACCTCGGATAAACGATGTAGAGACAAACTCAATATGTCCTTGCTCTACCAATCTATCCCAAGCATCCTTACGCTTAAACAGGTCACTGCAGATTTGACGGTAAGGCTGTATATAGACCTCCATCTTCTCATCTGCATCTCCCGGTAAGAATCCAATATCACGGCTTTGGACACTGCTTCGGATCACAGTCACCTTGTTAAAGGGATTATTACGATCCATAGCTTCTTCCAAGGCTTTGTACAAGGCAATGTATGTCTTACCTGTACCCGCCACACCATGCAGTGCCATGAAGTAGTTGGAGGCTTGATAGGCTTCAAAGAAGTCCATCTGTTTCTCAGTCTTAGGCTTGATAACAGCCATGTCATCTAGCTTCAACTTTAAGCTGTTACTTACCTTCTCTCGTGGAGTTAGTTCCTTCGCAGGGATAGCTTTACTCATTGTTTGTTTACTTGCCATTAATTCCAGTGCCTCCACGTATTAGCAATAATATGAATGCAGGTGATCATTTCAACCACCCGCATTACCCAATAAATTATCTTGTCTTTATCAGAAGGAAATCTCACAAGCACCTGCTGTACAAGCCAACATCTGAGCACCCTCAACGTTATCAGTATTCTCGATGAACTGATCCCAATCAATACCCTTAGGCATGATTGCTAGCATTTCCTCGTAACCTTTCTCATCAAAGGACTCATAAGGAGCCTGTCGATACGTACCTCCATCCATCGGCAAGAAGCTAACACCTGTAATCTCATCAAAGTTCTTCCAGCACCATGCACCAACTTCAGGCCACTCATGCTCCAACACAGAGATTGTAACAGAAGGCTTATGCTCACAGTAGTGACGCTGGTACATCAACCACAACTTCAAGTGCTGGATAGCACTCAAGTCCTCACGCAACACAGCACCTTCAGCAACCTTTACAGGGAAGCTAAACACTGTAGTACTCTCAGGCTTCATCACACAAGGCTCAGAAGGGAATCCTTGAGCTTTGAGGAAGCTAGTCAGAGGGTCTTTGTTATCAGATCGTACACGGCGAATGTAATAAGAGGAATGTTGAGGATGAATACCACTAGCAGTGCTCGTAAGCTGAGAGACAGTCCCTTCAGGCTTGATAGCGGTGATAGCAGCAGAGCGATTAATACCGATTGCATCAGCATACTCAGCGTTAACATCAATAGCAACATTCTTCAAACTTTCCAAAATAGTAGGCAATTCAGCGTTATCAGGATCATTCAACAAAGAGTTATCCATAATACCTGTCATAGACACACCCAACAAACGCTCTTCTTCAGTGTTTGTCTGCCACACCTTACGCAGGTATGGGAAGTTAGTCATTGTCGATTGGAACGTCCCGAGAATAGTTGCCATAGCCACTTTATCCCGAAGTCGATCCAGAGTATCAGTGCTACGAACAATAACACTGGAAAGATTGCAAAACTGATAAGGACGCAGAATAATTTCAGAACAAGGGTTAGTACCCCATTCTTGGTTAAGTTTTCGTCTACCACTCTTAGCCACTTGAAGCTCTGAAGCATA